CCAGTTCATCTTTGTCAGCAAGTCTTTGCATTATTTTATTTGTCAGCCTTGCTTTTAAGCTTCTCTTCAAGCGTAAATATTTGTTGCTCAAGATCAGATATGCGATCTTCCGTTTCGCTGAAATGCTCCATAATTATTTCCAAAGCATTCTCTAACTTTCCGTTTATTTCCTTAAAGTCCATTAATCCTCCGTCCACTGAGAGCCGTCCCAGTAGCGTTCGTTGTGAGCGCTTCCGCTAGTTACTTCAGTCTGATTTCCAGTTGCAGTAAGTCGTTCGTAAACTACAGTTGCTGTATTGCGACTGGTCGTTGTTGCTCGGCTAGTACCAGTTAAGCTGCCAGTTGAGCGCGTGGTATCTGTATTAAATGATGTTGTAGTAGCGGCCGATGTTACGGTCGATGTACCGAACGTAGTTGTCGTATTGAAAGAAGTTGCCGTTGATTTGCTAGTCCCACGCGATGTATTGAAGCTTGTCGTATAGCTTGTAGTGGTCGCTTTGCTAGTCGTTTTGCTAGTGTTGTAGCTAGTCGTATAGCTTGTACTTCTGCTGGTACTGCGGCTGGTGCTAGTTGTAGAAGATGAAGTAATAGTCCTAGTAATCTTATAAAAGTACATGGTTCCAGTAAATGGATTAGTAGAAGAACTATTTAACGCGCCGCGATTGTAGGTAGTGTTTCCAGATGTAAGTGAGGTTATGTTAGGAGCTGTAGTGCCTACAGTTACACCACCGTAAGTGAAAGTAGATTGGAAAGAATTAACAAAAACACTATTAGAACTGCTATATGCTGGCGAAGTTGTGCTAGAAGATGAACTTGTCGTGTTAAACGTAGTGGTATAGCTTGTGCTTCTGCTGGTCGTCTTGCTAGTCCCGTAGGTAGTTGTGTATGAAGTCGTTGTGCTTTTGCTTGTTGCACGACTAGTTCCGAATGCTGTGGTGTATGACGATAAAGTGCCTCGACTTGTGCCAGTAGCGCGAGTCGTATTATACGAAGTCGTTCCACTAGTCGTAGTCGAGCTAGAAGTGCCTGTGGCGCGGGTCGTATTATACGAAGTCGTTGCGCTAGTCGTAGTCGAACGAGAAGTGCCTGTGGCGAACGTAGTCGTATATGTTGTTGTGGTATTAAAAGAAGTAGTCGTAGAAAATGCTGTCGAGGTACCACGATTAGTTACATAGACAGCATTCCAGACAGTGCCTAACGTTCCGTTGTTGTTGGCAACCACATAGTTAACGCCATAAAGCGTTCCCTGATCACCTTTCACGAATATCTGGATTGGCTCTTTTAAAGTGCCACTGTCATTTACTTTAATAGTCATTAATTGCCCTTAACTAACTACATACCAAACGTGTCCATTAGCAAATCCACTAGCACTGGTAGGAGCCGTAGTGACAACAGATTGCGTACCGATATTTGCAGGTAACGAATAGTTGTTAGCGCCGACAGCTATACCGTCAAGTTTAACGCCGTCAGTAGCTACATCACGGCCATCAAAAGTACTGTTAGTAGTAATGGCACCTGTCATTGCACCGCCAGACGCAGGCAACACACCTTCTAATAGTTGAGTCGTAACTTTTGTTAATGACATTGTTTATACCTTACTTTAATTATCGTATGTTTAAGAATGCTGACTAGCTAACTCCATACCTCTTTTTATTTCTTCTGATGTCCATGTATTAGCTAAAGGGTTCCATACAAGAGCTACGTCTTCTGGTATGCCAGAATAAGGTAAAGGGATTTCGTTTCCGTCACTATCTAGTAGGTCTGACGCAGACACTGTTGCCGACTGAACCACTTTGTTATTTTCTACTCGCAAATAATTTATCATATGGCTACCTATGAATATGTATACGAAAGATTACCGCCCGAGCCTACTGAATAACTCACAGAAAAAGCGCCTTTGGAAGATAAGTCCCAAGTACTAGTACCAGAGGTTCCTACATTACCTGAGCCTAAACCTCCAAGTAACGATAGAGATAAGCCGCTGCCAGATGCTGTGGTAGATGGCCCTCTGTTGTTTACAGCAGGGTGGTAAGTTGATGTAGTTGTGCCTTGTAAACCAGCAAATATATTGGCGATGTTAACAGCGCCAGCCCAAGTATAATATTGGCCTGGCGATCCTAAGTTATACCAAAAACTCGCCGATAAATAAGACGCCGGATAATTATTTGTAGTGTATGTGTAGTAGGCCGCCGTGGTAGTACCCGTGCCTCCTCTCCCCGTCCAAGTAATACTAGAGGCGTTTGCTGGCAGACTAAGACTTCCAGTCCCAGATAAAGTGCCTGCAACTGAGTCGGACTTCCCATGAAAATTCGATAATGAAATAGCCCCGCTGGTTATTTCAGCAAGCCCCCTAACATCAGCTTCGTTCATAGAAATAGTAGCTGTCGCACTACGTCCTAGTTCAAGGTTAATAGAACGCTCTGACGTAGATCCACCTAACGACATAACGCCGCTCAATGCTAAGGTCATTACTTAGACCTCGTTAATTCTTCAACTTCAGCTTTCAGTTCTTTAATCGCTTCAACTAAAAGGGCAACCACGTTACCGTATGCAACCGTCTTGATGCCATTATCTAACTGGCAAACAACCTCTGGAACTTCAGCCTCTATTTCTTGAGCAATAAATCCAATTTGCTTTTCGTTGTTTAAATCATTTCGCGTAAAACCAACACCGCGCAACTTCGCTACCGTCTTTAAAGCGCCTTGGATAGTATTTACATTAGATTTTAAACTGGCATCAGAGTAAGCGGTAATGTTACCAGTTGCTGTAAAAGACCCTGATAAATTGTTTCCGCTATTACTTAGATTACCTAGACCAACTTCTGACGGACTATCAATGTCACAATTAAAAGTTGTTCCGCTCAACGTCATTCCAGTACCCGCTGAATACGTTGTATTTGTGTCAGTATTCGTGTCGGTGCTAGTAATCGTAAAGTTAGGGTATGTCCCTGAAATAGTGGTTGCGCCTGCCCCTGTGAGAGCAACAGTTTGGTCTGGAGAGGTGTTCGCAAACTCAGTGCCTGTTAACGACAGACCAGAACCCGCTGTGTAGGTCGTATCTGTGTCAGTATCTGTATTTGTATCGGTACTAGTAATCGTAAAGTTCGGATAGGTTCCTGAGATGCTGGTAGCACCTGCACCTGTGAGAGCGACAGTTTGGTCTGGGGCAGTGTTACTAATTTCTCCAGCAGCTGAAAGCCCTATACCCGTCCCAGCAGATAATGCTGCGACCACGTTAGCTGTGTCTGTAACGTCGGCGCTTGCCTCAATACCATTGAGTTTTGATGAAACTGCGCTTTCTAGTTTCGCCAAAGTCACGTTACCGTCTGCTATTTTTGGTGTCGTAACAATATTATCTACAAGAGTGGTAATGCTTATCTCTACATTATTTGCAACCATGACCTCTATAGGAATGCCGTTCGGTGGTGCGGTAGAAAATGTCAGCGATGACCCCGATATCGAATAATTTGACTTGGACTGATATACACCACTTATAAAAACAGTTGTAAGGTTTTCAGGCGGAGAGTTTGATAGCGTGAAGGAAGTCGTAGACCCATCGCCAGTAAACTGGTTCAGAAGTATTTCAGTTGTATTATTACTAATAAAAGCATCATTAAGAGCCGCCGCGTTTAAACGAAGTTCGCACTTATCACCGCTACTGAATGCTCTAGCAGAGGTTCCGTCCTGACCTCTTGTAATGGTCAGCGTATTTCCGCTTCGGGCTGTACACTTAACAATCTCTTTAAGGTCAGAATCACTATCTACCTCTAGTGTCAGATAGAAATAGTCGATACCAGAAATTGCAGGAAAGACAGAGCCGTCCGACACTGTGATAGAAGTTGCAGAATTACCAACTCCCGCTGACAGGGTGGTAGACGCATTATTTGAAAATAAAACTGACATCTAAACCTCTCTTACGATGCGGATATTGACCACGAAATGGTCATCGCGTCCGAACTAGATTTATTGACTGTTGCATAAACCGTTCTGCAAAGCATGGTTCCGCCGCTAGATGCATTTAGTATTGCCGCTTCAGTTAGTGCGGCAGTAGCCGTGCCTGCTGGGAATGAAGCTACGTATGTAATGACGTTGCCGGAAACAGTTGATGACGTTAAGGCGACCCGTCCTGACTCTGTTCCAAGCGCTGTATCTCCTGCGGCGGCGGCAGTGCTGTCAGTACCAACAGCCATGTGACTCATAGCGCCGGCAGTTGTATCTTTCATTCGGCTTGCCACATAACCCTTACCAGCGGTAACAACAAGATTAGGTATCTCTTGAACCACCTCATCATTGATTGACACTGTAACGTGACCTGTTAACTTTAAATTTTCTATAATCATCATATAACCCTATGAATTAAGTGTGTAAGTATTAAGTGCCGAGGCATTCAGCACACTGTTGTGACCTGCCCTAATTTCGTAACTAAAGCTGTCCGTAAATGAAAAAACATTTGTCTTTTCAACACCCCAGTTGGGTGTGACACTCACCAACTCGTCTAAACCAAACGCATCAGTGAAGCTTCTTGCGAAAGTTGCAATGCGGCCAAAAGAGTCAGACATTGAGGCGCTATCATTAGCTATTTTTGAGATTAGCCTGCTTTGAATATCACTTAATATGACCCCATCAAATTCCACCTTTGCAAAATCTATGTTCTGACTATCCGTTAGACTAATCGTCTCCGTAACATCCTTACTTAAAGCGATAGCGGAAAAATCAGAAACGCTAAGTGAATCAGAAAAGTCCCTTACAACAGTTATTAGGATGAAAACTGAGTCGCTAAATGTGACAGACTCTGTCACGCCCTTAGCCAAAGCTGTCGCCTGCTCATCAGTAAACCCTAACTCATCTAAATTGGTCTTCTCGGGGCGTAGCGAGATTAGATCTGCAAGCGAAAACTCATTACTAAAAAATTGATTAAGAGAGTTGGGGTCTAAAATTATTTCAGTGGCCGTTACGTTCTGATACGACACCATACCGTTCGCCAGCTGATATGCTGCTTCACCAGTAATATAGGCGTAGGACAACTGTCCTTTAATGTATGAATACTTTACGCCCGCTTTCGACCCCATTAGTCGAAGTCACTTCTTACTTTGAGTTTTATTAAATCGTAAACGGTTTGTATGCCGCCTGACGCAAAGGTTATTTCAAGCTCTCCTTCAAAGGTGCCCGCAGTATCCAAAGTCCCTGCTGGGAAGTTCGTGGCAACTTTGCCATTAGCCCCGTCAGTAACAGTGCATATCAGTGTACTTTTGACTGTTGAGCTACCAAGCTCTCTAATTCGCAACCGAACTGTTGCGCCAGTGACGCTGATTGGCGCCCAAGTACTGCTGTCTTCTGTATCAAGAACTTGTCCTGATGCCGCTTCTTGACTGTCTTTTAGGGTGAACGTCAGCTCTGGGAGTGTATCGCCCGTCACCAAATTTAATGTTTGTGAGTAAGCCACTAGATAAAGCTCCTTGGTTTACAGGTTAAAGATCCACCACTAAAACCGTATTTAGATTGGCGTATAGTGCGGCCCACCTCTTTCTCAAAAAGGTCTCTATTAATACCGCCATAATTTGGATTACTAAATGGTTGCCCTGCCATCATCTGTAGCCTGAACAATGCTCCGTGAGATATCACCTCTCGGTACTCCTTGCCAATAGTGTCAGGGATAGAGGTGCTGGTTGCTGTAGGCTTTAAAGAGTACAGAACCCGTAAGCTGTCTTGCTCTGCTGGGATGGGCGCTAAGTAAAAGTCTTTATTGTCTCTCTGCGCGTAACTGTTAGGCCTGCCCCTTGAGGTCTCATCGCCAAGTCTTTTCAATAGCTCGGTATAGCTAACAGGCTTCAAAGCAACATTGTTGTTATATATGTCAACAATGTGATTAAGCTCTGTGCCCGAAGGTATTGTAGCGGCGTATTCGTTTACACCAGCTGATATCTGGATGAACTCAGGCTCTGCTAAATACACATCTGTCCTTCGGCAAAAATCAATGCAAGCATCTCTAACCGCTCTCTCTAAAAGAAAATCAGGGCAGCCTTGAACTTCTGGTCTGATATATGGGGCAAAATCTAAAAACTTCACTGGCTTACTCCTCTATTATCAGGCCTTGGGGTGATTGCCGAATCAATTTCAGTTTTAACGCCAAGGGCAGCACTAAAGCTTTGGTAGTGCATCATCGCTCTCTGTGCGTTGCCGGCAAACTCAGAATCTTTTTGATAGGATCTGTACAGCACATAATCTAGAAGACTGTTTGCATATATATCATCAATATCTATCACCTGAATATCAGTGCCATTAGCAAAAGCCGCATCGGTAATTGTTATGTCATTGGGCATTGCGCTATAGACAATCTCAAGGCTGTGAGAGCCGCTAACGGCCTGAGGATAAACATAAAAAATCTTTGGGTAAGCTGGGTCATAAACAAAATGTTCAATTTTGTTTGTGCCGGCTGTAGACTCATGCCAATTTGGCAAAGTTTCATCAAGGATTCGCCTTTGAACTTGAGTAATTGCTCTGCCGCTCACATTTCGTATTACCTCAATAAGTGTGATAGCCGCAGTAGGCAAGGTTTGTTTGGTTCCGTCTGCACAATCAAAAGTAGTGTTGGCCATCTTTGCATCGGGTCTATGCATGACCACTTCCTTTTGAGCATCATTGAAAAACTTCAAAAGCTCCTGCTTAGGGAAGCGCACGTTCATGCTGTCTTGGAGGATAATTCCAGCCCGATCCAAAATATCAACTACTTTAGTTGTTGCCACTAGAGTCTTCCTCTTCTGATTCTTTCCACTCTATTACTTGAAGGTCGGAGTTGCCTTTAAACAGCTCGTTGTACTCAAAAATGTTTCCGGTAATGACGTTGAACTTTGGCTGGGATAAGCGAAGGCTTGACGACCGGAGCCTCATCCTTCATTGATTCCATCCTCTCGACCTGATCTTCAAGGTCAGACAGGGACAGGCGGCGGTCTAGCTTCTTACCGTATAGCTCTTGTGCCTTATCAAATAGCTCATCTTTTTTTGTTTTACTGTTCATTCTCTCTCCGATTAAAACAGGGGGGCTTTCACCCCCCTATCCGGTGTGGTCTAACTTAGTTCCACTTACCAACTACTAGTGCGTCTGGAGTAACGACTTTAGAGCCGAATACTTTCAAGCCGCGTACTGCGTCACCGAAGGAACCTTCGAGTCGCACAGTCTCAGTGTTGTTGAACTGGCTAGCGAAAGAAATCGCCTTGGGGTGGCCAGCAAGAACATGAGCGTAACCAGCATCACCACCAGAAGCGGGGGTGTACAGCATGTTTGACTGATACACAGTGAAGCGATCAATCATGCCTACCTTGCCGTTACGAAGTGGTGAAGAACTATCACCAGTTAAGTACGCCTGACGCAGCTCAGACTGCTTGAGCAGCGAGATTTGTGCAGGGTTCAGAACGATAAAACGACCTTCTTCAGGAATGTTCAGCTCGTCAAGATCTTTGGCCATATCCAAAACACTGGTCAAGATGTTGCTTGCGCTGATGGTGGTCTGAGCGCCAATAGTGGTAGCGCCAGTTACTACACTAGCCAGTACGTCAGTCTCAACTGCAACACGCATGCCTTCAGACGCATCGCTAGATGCTTTCTCGATCAGATCAATGTCAGCCTGAGCTTTTAGAACGTCATCAACTTTAAAGCTAAAGTACTTAGCCTTATCGATGTTCAGCTCTACCTTTGAAGTTGCAAGCTCTTGAGTAGTAATAGAGCCAGCATAGTCAGCA